AACGCCACCCTTGACCGAATGTCAGAGGAACTCGGCATTCAAATCAATCGTGTTCCACGCACCGCTATGCCTATCGGCCACAAGTCGGACAAGGGTTACTACAACCCTGCCACCGGCGAAATGACCATCTGCATGGACAACGTGACCGATGAACGTGACGCAATCGCAACCGTCCTTCACGAAACCGTAGGCCACCACGGACTGCGCCAGCTCTTTGGAGACCGCTTCAACGATGCTATGGTACGCATCTATGCCGCACTGGACGCCAATGGCAAGCGCTGGGTGAACTCCTATATTGCACGCCACCCTAACGCCGATAACATCCGTGCCGTAGAGGAATACCTCTCACACCTTGCAGAAAGCGGAAACTTCAAGAACACCGTCTGGGACAAGATAAAGGAAATCTTCGGCAAGATAGTGGATGCACTCTTCGGAACCGATGGCTTCTTGCTCACGGACAACGAACTGAACTACATCCTCCGTGCCTCCTATGAGCACCTCAAGAATCCCGATTGGCTGAACACCGTTCAGGGCAAAGCCTTTGACACCCTGCTCAAGCGCCGCCTTGGAATCAACGAGACCGACCCCAACAAGCCTACCGACCCCCAAGGACCGGATGCCGGCAGGCTTTACAGGGACGGGGACACGGGCGTAGCCAATGATGACTACAACACCCTTGTGGATTCCTGGGAGAACAAGATGCTCACGGAGAATCAGGATGCAGACCGCCCCGTGCGTATCGGTATGGATAAGGTTATGAAGGAGAAGGGCATCAAGTCAATCTCCGAGGACGAGGACTACGTTCAGCGCCACAACCTTGCCAGCAGCCGTGCCGAGAGTCAGGCTCACGAATTTGAATTATTCAAATTTAGCCCTCTGATGGACCAGGTACGCGCTATCCAGAGCCGTATTCTCGCAGGAACAAAAGCGACCAAGGCAACACGCCAGGACGCTTATGAGCGCACCCTTGACTATATGTATGCAGTCTCCGGTCTTGAGCGTAACAACTACAAGAACGCAGAGATTGAGGCCGAAAAGCAGAATGCACTCGCAGGCGTTACCGATGCGGCTGAGAGAGCGAAGATTGAAAAGGAGTACGAAGCTAAGAAACGTGACTGGTCCGGTATCACTTCCCTTATGGGGACATCGCCCGCCAACTGGAAAGCGGCTGAGGCGCAGGCAAAGGCTATGATAGCCAACTTCGAGAAAGCCGTTGGCAGCAAGGGTATGCTTGACGAACTCTGGAACAGGGTACGTGCCTGCACCGACTACTCCCTTGAGCACGCATACAAGTACGGCCTTCTGACACGCGAGGAATTTGAGCGCCTCCACGGAACAGCCAGCCAGCCTCGTATGTGGAACTACTACCTGCCCCTGCGTGGATTCAGCGAAATGACTGCGGAGGAGCAGTTCAGTTACGCCAATTTCACTAATCCGTCACGCAACAGCGCCGTTGTAAAGAAGATGAACGGACGTTGGACTCAGGCCGATAACCCTCTGGCCAATATCCTCAACATAGCGGAGACGGAAATAGTGCAGGGTAACGATAACTGGGCCAAGCAGGCTCTCTACCGCTTTACCCTTAACGCAGGCGACAACACACTCCTTTCCGCTTCCGAGCCGTGGTACGTGAAAGATGATGACGGGAATTGGTCACTTGCCTTCCCTGAGCCTAAATTTGACGTGAATGGCAAACAGGTCGGCACGGAGACGCTTGAACACTTTGAAGAAAGAATGCGCAAAAAGCGCGAAAAAGGTGAAGCCAAGAAGGGACGCCAGGGCCTCAAGCTGGATAACATAATGGTCAACAAGGCCCACCGCAACGAGCACGCAATACATCTGAAGGTGGGTGGCATAGACAAGATGATTTGGGTTAACGGAGATCCCGCCCTTGCAAGGGCCGTCTCCGGCATTGGCCGTGCACAGAACCTGCAGTGGCTCCGCAGAGCAGGCCGTGTGCTTTCCAATCTCTTTACTACCTACTCCCTTGACTTCACGGCAAAGAACCTTATCCGTGATACCACCTATTCCTTCATAGCACTGCATATCAAGGAAGACAAAGCCTACCGCCACCAGTATTACAAGAACTGGATTAAGAACTTCGGTTACGGAGCATTCGCCTTCCCGATGATTAGCCTTGCCGCCCAGTGGGAGAACGGCAAACTCGTTCAGAAGGAGCAGAACGGCACACTCACTCCACGCGAGAGAGATTTCCTGAACTTTATGCGTGACGGCGGTCAGACCGGTTACACCATCATCAACTCCGTCAGCCAGATAAAGAAAGACCTTGAGAAGCAGATGCGCAGCGCGGGTGGCAAGCCGGGCACCATCCCCGTACTCGGCCATTACGCCAAAGCCGTTAAGACCCTCAACGAGGCGTTTGAACTCCTTACCAGGTTCACAGCCTATCAGACCTCCCGTGATATGGGGCGCAGTGGTCAGCGTGCGGCATCCGATGCAAAGGAAATCTCCGTGAACTTCAACCGCCGTGGCGCTCAGTCCGGAAACGGAATCTGGGGTAACATAGCAGCCTACCTTGGTGCAACCCATTACTTCTACAATGCGGGCGTGCAGGGCTTTGACAACTTCCTCGGCCTGTTCAAGAAGAAGCCTGGAAAGATGTCTGCTATCACGGCAGGATTCGTTATGATGGGTATCCTCACTCCGCTTATCAACTCTATGCTTGCAGGACTGATTGGCGGTGGTGACGGAGACGATGACTGGTACTGGAACCTGCCTGAATGGGTGCGCAGGAATAACCTTATCATCGGTACTGGCAAATGGTATCTCGCCTTCCCTCTGCCCGTTGAGTTCCGCGCCCCTTACGGCATCGGCGATATTGCAGGCTCAGCATTCTGCTATGAGAAATATCCTAATAGAAGGGGTGGCATCGTTCCGTTTGGCGATTTAGCGGGAGATATCTTATCCACCGCAGCAGGCATCCTTCCCGTCAATCCTGTTGAGGGCTACAACGGAAACGGAAACCTGGGTGATGCGGCTCTCCGTGCCGTTGCTCCCGATGCAGGTATGTTCTTCGTAGACTGGGCCACCAACAGGGATTACACGGGACGTCCGCTTTGGAAGGAGAATCCTTTCAGCGACACCGTTCCCAAGTCCCAGGGCGCATACGCCAGCACTCCGAAGGGCATCGTTGCCGCCTGCCAGAAACTCGCAGAGGTCTCAAACGGCAAGATAGATATTGCCCCCGGCCTTGTGCGTGACTTTATGCAGAACTACGGCGGTGGCTTCTTCCGTGCCGCAGAGGATGTATCAAAACTCCTGTTCACTGACGTGGAGCGTCCTCGCAGGTGGGACAACGTTCCATTCTTCAGCGGATTCACGGGACATATTGACGAAGACCGCTCCAACTCCTTCGCCACCAACGCCCTCTATGATTACAAGAAACTCTCCGAGGACAACGTTAAGAGCGTGAACGCCATTCTCAATACTGACGATGTGAGTGCGTCCATCCTGTATGACAACCCTGAGACCCTCTACGAAAGGGACGGCGTGACAATCGTTCAGAAAGCGAAGATCAAGCGGATGCTTGACAGCAAGGAGTATGAGATTGGGAAAGAATATCGCAAGGGTATGAATCTTCGTCCCACTGGCAGATATGAGTATGTGGTAACAAAGAGTGGCAATGTGCGGAAGAAAGAAATCAAAGAGCCGGGAGTTGACAGGTTGCGCCAGGAGTGGAAGGAAGCCCGTGACCGCTGGGCCAGCCTCCCCGACAAGACTGAGGAGCAGAAGCGCATCAAGGCCGATGCCTACAAGGCCGTGACCAACGCCTGGCACCTCTACTATGACGCACAGGGAGACCTTGCCGTGAAACTGATGAATATCGAATACAATAAGGAACAGTAAGATATGAAACGCATAACCGAAACAGACATAGTGGCCCTGCGTGCAAGAGCGGGCAGGGCCCCGAAGCCCAAGACCAAGACCGGGGTTGACGGGATGGAGTATATCGTGGGGAACAACTTCATAGCAACGGACGATTCCCTTGATATCCTCACCTATGCCGGCCAGTGCCACGATTCTTTCTACGCCTTCTGCGAGCAGGCTGACCGCAGTGCCGACTACTACAAGGGCAACCAGTGGGGCGACATGGTGGAAGTGAAAGACCGCTTCGGCTGCAAGGAGACCATCACGGAGGAGGAATACATCAAGCGCCAGGGCCGTCCCGCCCTCAAGCAGAACCTCATTCGTCCTATCGTAAGGAACGTCATAGGACAGTTCCGTGACTCTCCTTTCACATCCATCATCTATTCCGATGATGCGGAAGGGCAGCCCGCCGCAGATGTAATGAGCGTCAAGCTGGACAAGGTGCTCCGCTACAATGACCGCACGGAAAGGGATGCAAGGGAATATGAGAACTTCCTCAATACGGGAAGCGCAATCTACATCACCGGCTTTGCCTACGATGCGACCCTCAAGCAGCCTATCCCCTTCTTCAGGGCCATTGACTACCACCGCTACTTCCAGAATCCCGATGCCTCTGACGTGGCGGGAAAGGACGTATGGTTCTGCGGTGACTACATTGACCTGCCGATAGATGAAGCCAAGAGTATGTACGCCCATAACAAGGCGCAGGAAAAGGCCCTCGAGGACATCTATCATCGTGAGAGTTACACGATCCCCGTCCAGTGGAACGCCTTCGTTGAAGCCAACCCTACCGCAAGGACATTCCTCGGCTCCGTCCCCGGAGACGGAAACTGCCGTATCATCCGCGTGTGCCGTCTGGAAGGCGTATGGGATTTGACCGTCCACGATTATGCCGATGCTTCCTTTGAGACCTACTCCCTCAAGGAGTTCCCCAATAAAGAGGATGAAATCGTGGCCGAGATCAACCGCCGTAAGAAGATGGCCGCAGATATGGGTGTGGATTACGAAGACCCCGCCTTTAGGCTCAAGATAGTCTATGAGAAAAAGTACGTCCGCCGTTGGATGTACTACCACCTCTCTCCCTGGGGACATATCCTCTGGCAGGCCGAGAATCCCTACCAGCACGACAGCCACTGCTACGTTGCCAAGTTCTATCCTCTCTTCCAGGGTCAGGTCTACGGTATGACCTATGACCTCATAGACCAGCAGAGGATGGTCAACCGAATGATTATTGACCTTGACTTCTGCATGAGCGCCGCCCAGAAGGGTGTGCTTATCGTGGACGAGGATTCCATCGGGGACGATATGGACTATGAGGATATCGTGGAGGAATGGACCAAGTACAGGGGCGTAATCAAACTCAAACTCAAGGACGGAGCCGTTGCCCCTCAGCAACTCTCCGGGCATCAGGTCAATATCGGCCAGTTTGAGATGATTAACCTTATGATGAAGATGATGATGGACATTTCCGGCGTTCAGGGCGCTATGCAGGGCAAGGCCCCTACCGCAGGTACGCCCGCCACCCTCTATTCGCAGGAAGTGAACAACGCCCAAATAAACGTGCTGGACTACGCCGAGAGTTTCGCCTGGTTCCTTGAGCAGAGGGACTACAAACTCATTCAGATTATCGACCAGTTCATGGGCGATGGTCACGACGTGAGCAAGTACAAACTCCACAACAAGATTCAGAAGAGCAACAGCATTGCCGTGGCCCGTCTGTTCAACCAGCAGCTTATGGCCAACCTCCTTATGGGCGGTGCGGCTCCCATTGCGCAGTATCTTCAGAGTCAGAACACCCCGTTCAGCACCGACCTTCTTGGGAAACTCCAGCAGGCAGAACAGCAGATTCAGAACGGGCAGGGCGTAACCGAACAGCAACTTGCGGGAATACAGGCCGCACTACCGCAGGGAAGTCCCGAAGGAATGGCCGCAGCTATGCAATTCGCACAAAGATAAAAGGATTGAGATATGGAAATCAACAGGACAATAACCAATGTTTGGACAATAACGGTCAGGGAAGAAGAAGTGTTCAACCGATTCATTGACGAGGGTATCCAGGAGGGGCGCAGGCGTTCTGCCGCCAATGCCCCTGCCCTTATTCCAAGCGACGATGACAGGGCTACGCTCCACCGCTACTATCGTGAGGGGCTGGCAGAGTTGTCCGCATTGCTCGCAAGACGCACAACGAGGGTGGGAGGCTCTATTTCCAACACCACGGACGAGGATACGAAGATGATCACAACCGTCTTCACCCTTGCTATGACTTGCAATCACGAATCTGCTCTGCTCTCTCCCCTTGCATCACACTGCCTTGAGTTCCTGCTGGCCCGCCTTATGGAGAAGTGGTACGGCCACGGGAGCGACTTCGGCGGTGAAAGGGAGAAGGGCGAGATTCGTCACATCATCCATTACAGGCGTAACCCTATCGAAAGACCTTGGAGCGGACTTTAACAGGAGGACAAGACTATGTATACAAAACTACTTGAAGGACAAATCATCTTCTATTACCCGCACAGCAAACTCTTTGACGAGGTTCAGCACCAGTCGGCCTTCATGTGCAAGAATGTTGTGTCAAAGGAAGGGGAAGACCTTTCCGAGCGCTTCGCTATCACTGATGACGAGGCCTCTATGTTTGAACTCTGCATCGGGGAGGCTGTGCCGGACATCTATGACGTTGTTCAGCCAATCACCTACGGCATAGAGTATGCGTGGTATGACAGCATCACCGGGACGGAAATCAAGGCGCTTAACCCTTCCCTCAGCACGCTGGATGTTGACGCTACCGCGAAGTATGTGGTTATCCGTGTCCAGGACAACGAGGCGTACAATCCCAACACGGTGAAGCTGGTGGATTCCGCTATCCGCTCCACCATTGAGCAGGGCGTGCTCGCTAACTTCTATATGAGGGTAACGCACCCCGAACTCACGAAATTGTCCGCCACGATGTACACCGGGCAGACCAATGCGCTTACGAACAGGATAATCCCGCTGAGAAAGAAATCAATCTTTTAGAAGGTGGATTCGCCACCCGTTCCATAGTGTTTCACCGAGGACACCCTCTTGGGGGCGTCCTCTATTATTTTCACGGCAGGCATAGAGCCGAAGGAGATATAGCACCCTACGGCGGTGGTGTCCTGAATATCATCGTGCGTCCCTTCCATAGCCTCTATCTTACCACCGGGTGCGTTCATCAGCCACATCGCTTCATCGGCGGCATCCTGGGAGTATTCCATATAGTCCCCCTCGCGCAGGCGCACGGTATAATCATCGTAGGCCATATACTTGGTCTGCTTGTTCATGTGCCAGCCAATCTTGTTGAGCGCCCTGTCCTGCGGCTTGTCGGG